TTTGTTTCTAGTGTTCGGGAGTCCTTTGTCTATTTCTGCCATATATTACTCCTAGTAGTTTCTAACACGGTTTTTAAGGGATAGCAACCCTTGTGGATTAGGTCCTGATTCTGGTGCCACACCTGATGATACACCGGCTAATTTAGCTATACCACCGCCTGCTTTTTCAAATCTGAAATTATCTGCAAAATAACTTTGTTTTTGATAGTCATCAAAACGTTTTATTTCGTCTTTATAATCTTGAGCTTGAAAATATTTTAAGTCATCTCCTCTACCAGCATCTGTATATACGTCTTGCACATCTTTTACTGTCGGAGTTGGAAACATTTTTACTGCTACTGTTAATGGTGTTCCCCCTTGCTTGTACTTCTTTGTTCTCTCCGATGCTGAGTCTTGAGTTGGAGTTGGGTACATCATTTGTATTTGTTCTAATAAATTTCCAGGAGGTACTGTCTTTCTCCCTATGCTCTCTCTGTATTTCTTTCTCTTCTCCATTGCTGCCGGTGATCTTAATCCTATCTCTGTTGCTGTTGGAGTGTGCAATAATCCAAACTCTTTTCCTTTGATGCCACGCACCGATGCCTGAAGCTGGAATAACAACACATTGGACTTCGAAACCTTCTTTTTCCAAGTCATCACACACCTGTCGGAGGACCACGCCTTCTTGGATGTTAATAATGCCTTCAACATTTTCCCCAATGAACCATCTAGGTTTACACTCTCTGATGACTCTAATAGTTTCATCCCAGAGGTAGCGGTCATCGTCTGTTCCCTTTCTCTTTCCTGCAACACTGAAGGGTTGGCATGGGAATCCTCCTGTAATAATATCTGCTGCGTATCTATCTCCTTTGACATCTCGAACCTCACTTTCTATTGGTATGTCTTTAAAGTTTTTTTTTAATACTTGTTGGCAAAATTTATCTTTCTCAACAAATGCTATTGTTTCAAAATATCCTGTTGATTCTAAACCTAAACTAAATCCACCGATACCTGAAAATAAATCAAGTAATTTTAATTTCATCTATTTTTAATTATCAATATCTCGTTATCTCTTTCTTCTATTATTCTCTCAAGGTCTAGCAACTGATTGGATAGTTTTTCTATGTGCTTTTTATGTCGTTTAATTTCTTGCTTACATTCCTTTAGCTCATCAGGACAACCTATCTCATCAAACATTTTATCGTTTGTCATTTAATACTTCTATTTTTTTAACTACTGATCTAGGATAAACAGTTATGTTGCCAACTGTTAGTGTACCATCATCATCAAAGCTATGTGATGCAAAAATTATAAGTCTCTTCTGATCCTTGTATAATAAATATCCTGTGTCCTCACACCAGGAATATACTTGATCTTTTGCTTTATCTAAACTCATCCATTCTGGATTAGATACAATGTCCTGCCAATAAATTCTTACTCGTTTGTATTTAAACTTATTTACTTTCTTCATAGGTCCACCACGCATTATATAAATCTTGCAAAGATACTTTGCCTTTAGTTACCTCTAATATCTTCTTAACCATTCTTGGTTTAGGGAATCTTTTTTCTTTAGACTCCAAACAATATCTCTGCGAGTTGGTCGCTGGATTTATAGATCTGATACCTAACATAGTACCAAAAGTATAATGTGATATACCTTGTTTCTTACGCCATTCTGCTAATGTCATTATTCTCCTATTTGTTATACTAATAGGTTGTATATATAGCATATAAAAGGTTTGACAAGAAGTTATTTAACCTGTATCTATGTGGAAAACGAAAGGGAAAAAACAAATGAAAGAATACTTTAAAAACTTTAATGGTGGTCAAGGGTTAGACCATTGGTCACCCAGTAGCTCACAAAACTTTACTAGATTTGTACTTAACTATTCTCTACCACAAGAGATAAGAAGAACATTTAAGATTAGATACAAAGCACCATTCGGTAATCTTGTAAACAACACAGCTCAAAGATTAACCTGTGAAGTTTTATATCAAGGCGACAAGAAGATTACATTAGAGAACAAAAATTATGACGAGATATTTCAACAAGAGCTAGACTCAATAGATAAGAATAGTCCACCAATAGATGCTAAAGATAAACTAGCAAGAGAGATGATGATTAGTTATGCACATCCAACTATTGAGAACATGAAGAAAGCTGTCAAAGAAATATTTGGTAATGAAAAGTTAGTAGCAGAAAGATATGTGTCTAGCAAAAGTGATGACATGGTCAATGATATTATAGGTCGTATTGATTATGAAAGTAATGACAAGATAGGTGAAGCAAAAACAAAACCTGTTAGCATTAAAAAACGTAGAGGTAAGGATGAATACTACATGGCAACAACGCAGCTCCCAAATGATCCTGATCCTATGCACATAAGCCAAGTTGCTTTCTATTATCATTGCACCAATAGAAAACCTTTTTTGTTTTATGTAAATGAAAATGAATACAGAATCTTTGATGACACTCACGATATGTTAAGACCTGATTATTTAAAAGAACAATACAATCTTATGGCACAAAGATTAAAGTCATGGGAAGAATTAATTATATTCTGTAAAGGGGATATTAAAAAGCTATCATCCTTTGCTGAACCACCAGAATTAAATCATCCTTTTTATTATAGGGATTTAATAGACGACCAAAAAAAACAAATCAAACAACTATGGGGATTAGACACATGAAACTAAACATATATCAAAAACTACATAAGGCAGCTTGTGAAGCTGGAGGTGTGGCAAAAGGAAAAAAAGTTCCTGGTATGCACTTCAATCCATTACAACATGACGAGGTACAAAAGGTTGCAATGGAAGCATTACTAAACAATGGGTTATATCCTGTTTGTACTTACACTAACTATGTTAAAGAAAGTTTTATCATGGTTACTTGTTCAATGAAGATACATGACATTGAAGATCCAACAAGTCATGTAGATATTGAGGGGTGTAGTGCAATGGGAAACTTAGATAAGTTTGGTACAGGTAATGGTATGTCTTATGCCAAGAAGTATGCTTTCTTAAATGCACTAAATCTAAAGACAGGTTTAGACAATGATGATGGCTACAAGGCTAGTCCTTTCTCTACTCGAACAAACAATGTTAAAGAAAGCACTAGAGAGAGTGGAGCAAAACCTTTTAACAATATTCCACAAGCAAGTGGTACAGAGCATGACAACAATCATGATGCAGTAGCAATAAATAATATCGAGAACGATATTAAAAATGCAGCAAGTATTTATGAGCTAAGAAAACTTAGAAGTTATAAATACAAAGATGCTTTTAATCTTGCTATGAAGAAACACCTTAGAGTTTATAGACAATTAGATGATCTATATAAGACTAGGGAAACAACACTAAACACACAAGGAGTGATATAATATGAGTGATAAGATATATATAAAACTTACGCATAATGCCGACAAACAGGCAGGAGATAATCGACCATCTTTTGTTGCACCAATAAATCCCAAAAGTCCAGCAGGTAAAACCTGGAGGATAGGAGTAAAGATTGGAGAGAGTTGGTACAACCAAGCAGGATTTGATGATCTTGACGAACAAGGTAATCCCACAGGAATTATCAATGTTGTCTTGACACCATCAAATACTGGTTCAGCACCTGCAAAGCCGAGAGGACCGCAGTCGTCTTTTGCACCTAACGATAGGTTTGCAAAAGGTCAAGGATCAGGATATAACAAACCTAACTACAATTATTAATTGTAGTTGAATGGTGTGGTGGAAGTTTTTTTGAGTAGCGAATCATATTACCTCTTTCCCTTTCTGGTAATGCTCCCTCTTATTTGTTTTCTTCTGCCACGCCTTTAAAACAATATGAAAATTACAGACATTGACAAAGAAATTAAGAAGAAAATTGTAGCTGATCGAGAGAAAGATTATGGCGATTACCAATACAATTTTACTATACTTGCAGAGCTTTTTACCTTAATATTAGCACCGAATTTAAAAAAAAAACTAAGACCATATCAAGTAGGACAAATCATGATGACACTTAAATTGTTTAGGACTACCAAGGGTTATAAGGCAGATAACTATCATGACCTGTCTATCTATAATGATATGACCTTTGACTTACACAAAAAAGATATAGACAAAAGAGATAAAAATGACTAAGTATTTAAGAATTAAATCTGGCGAAGCTAATTTTCAGTTGGTTGAAAGATTTGATGAAGTAAAGAAAGCTGCCGACCCCAACGCACAAGGGGAAGTTGTAGAATGTAAAGTTGAGAATATTAAATTAGACTTTACTAAAGTAACAAAGGAGAAAGATGGAAGAGTTAAAGACTCGCCTTCAAAAGTACAGGGATCTTCAACAGAAGAAACACGAGAAGTTCCTGGAAGCAAAGAGACAAGTAAGTAAGTATCAAAAAGATTCTTACAGATTGTTTTGGAAAATTGAGAAGGCAAAAGAACTTTTAATGACAACTAGATAGTCATTAAAATTACTGCTGAAAAAAACAAACAAATCTGTAGGGGATCTATGACTTTAATTAAACAAGAGTTTCAAAAACATATTAAAAAAATAAACAACAACGACTTCATTTACAAACATAAGATAGCTTTCTTTTTATTATCAGAGCAACAACTAAAACTTTATGAAGAAGGATTTAAAAAAGGTTTTGAGTTAGCACAACAAAAAATGTCTGACCATGTAAGTGAGATAAAAGAAACACACATTGTACCAAGGCAAATGGAAAGAAAGATTATTGGTTATCAGTTTAGAAAACCTAGACAAACAGAGATAGACTCTGTGATTAATAAAGTTTGTATTAAGTATGAGGTAAGTAAGAAAGAATTATTTACCAAGACTAGGACCACAGATATTGTACGATCCAGAAACATTATTCATAATATACTCAATGAAAAATATAAGATGAGTCTGTCAGATATAGGTAGAATTTTTGCACAAGATCATACTACAGTTTTAAATTCTATACAAATGAAACAGCATAGAAGAAGATTCTGGAATGATG